ACTCATTTTGTTTTTCAAAAAGGTGTAGTTGAATCTAAGTCTAGAGTCCACGTAGGAACAGAACAATCTTGCAAAGATTGGATTAAAAAGAACTCTAAACATTTTATCCATAAAGGTAAAGATTTTGTTATTTTCAAAGGTACGTATGGAAAAGTAAAAAATAAAGATCGGGTAGATTTCAAGTATGTAGCTGAAACCGTAGAACTTGATGAACGCAACTATGCTAAAGAGTATGCTAATTACCATAGCAGACCAGAGCAAATTGCAAACCGTTCTTCAAGAAACCAAGCACGTAGAATTATGGCTAAAGATAATGACGTTGAAGGTATGGATGTTGGACATAAAGACAACAACCCACTGAACAACGATCCTAAAAATCTACAAGTAGAAGACCCAAGTGATAATCGTCGTGAGCCACGTATGCGTAACGAAGGTACTTGGGCAACTCCTGACACTCCTAAGAAAAAAATGACATTGAAGAAAATATTATCTAAGCCACTTAAAGCAAAAGATGCTGAAAAAGCTATGTATAGCATTATTGGGGATGATGAACTTTTTGATGCATTTGATGAAGCCAAGCCAAATGAAGATGTTCGTTCACTCATTAAATCGCGCATGAAAGAAATGGGAATTAAAGAAGACTTGGATGAAGGTAAGCAAGCCAAATACCCTCTTTACCACAAAGATTTCTCAGGTGCTATGAAAACAGCATATGATCACGCTAAGAAAAATCTTGGTGTAATTGTTGACCCATCAGAGATTGATGATAAGGTTGCAATGGGTCCTAGAAAGCCAAGCACAGGTAAGACAAACTCTTATCGCTTGACAGACAAAAGTGGCAAGAAAGCTATTCAAGTACAAGTATACAACACTGGCAAAAGCTATGAGTTGAACATGTACAAAGAAGACTTAGACTTTGTATATGAAGCAGTTGTTACATATGAAGATGATTATGATACTATTGTCAATATAACAATAGAAAAAGATAAGTTTATGTACGCTATGGGTAGAGATAAGCCACAAGATATCGCCAAAAGATACCCTTGGAAAAACAGTGCTAACTTAATTCTTGAGCCAACGATGTATAAAAGATCAAGGTCTTGGGACGATGTACACCAATATCTATTGAGATTCTTAGGTAATAAAAGAGGTATGGATAGCGCCATTCGTCAAGTATTCAGCCACAATGATGCGCCTATCATTTACAAAGAAGAAGTAGAACTTGATCTAGCAGAAGGGTTTTCACCTGCACAAATAGACAAGCTTAGAAAGCAGTATAAATCATTACCAGATCGTCTGTCAACAGACCAAGCAATGAAACTGGGTAAAGTCCTCAAAGGTATGCCTAAAGATCAGTTAATAGCAATTGCTCGTGCTGACATTAAATGGCTTTCCTCAAGTGCAGTTACTAACTTGATTATACAGGGTGTCAAAGCATCTGAAATCAATGAAGAAGTTCAACTTGATGAAGCGTTTAAAGCTGGTGGACTTAAGTTAAAAGATGGCAAACAAGTATTAGTCAAAAAAGATGATGCAATGATGCTGAATGATTTGATGAAACAACTTAGTAAGCCAAACGTCAAGAAAATGACAGATACATTAATGAAAAACAAAAAGGGTTATGCAGAAATCCTTGGTTTTGCAAAAGATAGTCACGAATAATGGCTTGGGTGGATGTTCCAGGGTCAAATGCTATTTGGCAATATGACAATGCGGCAACTGCGGCTGATACATATGCTGATGCTAATGGAACAACCGCTGCTGGTGTAAGAACATTTACCCCACCTAACGGGGGAAGCGCACAGGCGACTTATGTTAAAGTGCGTAAGAAGGGTGAGACTACTGAGCGTGGTGAATTAAGTAAAACATATTATGATGCAAGAATATAAAAAATACATAAATACAATATAAATAAGTGTTTAAAGGAATAGAAATATGAGACTGATTACAGAAGTAGTAGAGGATTGCAACGTAGCAACTGAAATTAACGAAGAAACAGGAAAGAAATCCTATTTCGTCGAAGGTATCTTCATGCAAGGCGATATTAAAAACCGTAATGGTCGAATCTACCCTGCACAGATACTTGAAAATGAAATGGTACGTTATAATAAAGACTTTATCACTACAAAACGTGCTTTAGGAGAACTAGGTCATCCAGATGGTCCGACTATCAATGGTGATCGTGTTTCTCATTTAATTACCGACATGAAACGTGAAGGTTCAAACTTTATTGGTAAGGCCAAAATTCTTGGTACTCCAATGGGCGAGATCGTAAAAACGTTCATGGATGAGGGGGTTACTATTGGTGTGTCCACTCGTGGTTTAGGTTCAGTGAAACCAACAAAAGATGGTATTATGGAAGTTCAAAATGACTTTCACTTAGCCACTGTTGATATTGTAACTGACCCATCAGGTCCGAATTGTTTTGTTAATGGTATCATGGAAAATGCTGAATATTATTTCGACATTGGTTCTGGCAATTGGATTGCTCAAGAGCCTATCGAACAAGTGATCGAAGAAATACAAGAAGTTGTGGAGAAAGAAGTAAAGCGTATCGTTCGTCGTGTAGACGAAGCAACAGCACATAGACTGTTTGAGCGTTTTATAAAGTCTCTTAAGAATTGAAAAGTAACAAAATTATAAATAATACTAATATAAGTATCCAAATAAAGGAGTAGAACATATGTCAAACGACCTAGAAGAAAAGTTCGTCGAGAAATCGGGTGGCGGCGATGTTCCTGCGGGAGAAGTGCAGGACACAGCGACACCAGAAGGCGGCGCAATTAAAAAGAAGAAGGCTGACGTAGCTAAGAAAGTCGATCCAAAGGCTGACAAAGTTGCACCAGCACCTATGCAAGCAGAAGAAGCAGAAGCAGAAGTTGAAGCTGAAGTTGTTGCAGAAGAAGTTATCGAATTTGATGAGTCAATTGCGAATATGTTCGAAGGCATGGATTTGTCTGAAGAATTTACAAACAAAGTGACTGTCGTATTTGAAGCGGCTGTAAATGAAGCATCTATCAAAAGATCAGACGCTATCATCGCAGAGAAAACAGAAGCACTTGCAGTATCAATGCAAGAGGCGGCTGATGCTTCTATCGATAACGTTGTAGAAAATCTTGATTCGTATCTTGACTACGTTGTAGAAGAGTGGATGACAGAAAACAGTTTAGCTATTGAAGCTGGAATTAAAGTGGAAATGGCTGAGTCGTTAATGGATGGACTAAAAGGCTTATTCGTAGAGCATAACATCGAAATCAATGAAGACACTGTTGATGTAGTTGCTGGCTTAGAAGAAGAAGTTGAAGGTCTTAAAGCAGACGCAAATAAAGCAATCACTGAAAACGTAACTCTTGCAAAAGAGATCGCTTCATTGAAAGCAGATGCGGCTTTTGAAGAAATGACCGAAGGACTTACACTTACACAAGTTGAGCGCCTAAAGGTTCTTTCAGAAAAATTAGCTTTCGATGATATCGAAGCTTACAAATCTGATCTTACAACACTTAAAGAGTCTTTCTTTGCAAAGAGCAAGCCTTTGGTAGAAGAAGTGACAGATGAAGAAGAAATCATTGTTGAAGATACAGACGTTAAACAGCCAGTATCAGAATACAGTAACATCAACGCACTTCTTGAGGGCTTCAGCAGAATGCCATCAAAATCTTAACCCCAGATGAAAATCTAATTATTATAAATATACTCAGACAATACAAACAAGGAGATAGAATCACATGACTCAGTCAAACTATCAGCAACTGGTAGAAAAATGGGGTCCAATTTTGGAACACACATCTTTCGCACCAATTCAAGACAACCACAAGAAATCTGTCACAGCGACAATTCTTGAAAACACAGAGAAAGCTCTCATGGAATCAGGCGACACGTCTGCTAACATGTCAGGTTTCTTAGCAGAAACTGCGGCTAACGATGCAGGTACAGGCGGCTTCGGCGGCGGTTCTACAGCGGCTGGTCCAACAGCAGGTTATGACCCTGTATTAATTTCACTAGTACGTCGTGCGATGCCAAACCTAATCGCATATGACATTGCTGGTGTTCAGCCAATGACAGGTCCAACAGGCTTGATCTTTGCGATGCGTTCAAAGTACACATCACAAGCTGGCGACGAAGCGTTCTACGGCGAAGCTGACACAGACTTCTCTGGTGACGGAACACACGCACAAACACTACCACATGCATCACCTACTACAGGTACTGGCATGGGTACAACTGAAGCAGAAGCTTTGGGTGACGGAAACGGCACTAACTTCGCAGAAATGGCTTTCTCAATTGAAAAAGTTACTGTTGCGGCAAAGTCACGCGCTTTGAAAGCAGAGTACACAACTGAACTAGCACAAGACTTGAAAGCTGTTCACGGTTTGGACGCTGAAACAGAATTGGCTAACATTTTGCAGTCTGAAATCCTAGTGGAAATCAACCGCGAATTAGTTCGTACAATTTACACAACAGCTAAACCAGGTGCGGCAGACACTGCGGTACAAGGTACTTTCGATCTTGACGTAGACGCAAATGGTCGTTGGTCAGTTGAGAAGTTCAAAGGTCTTATGTTCCAAATCGAGCAAGAAGCTAACGCTATTGCTAAAGGTACAAGACGTGGTAAAGGTAACATGGTTATCTGTTCATCTGATGTTGCTTCTGCACTTCAAATGGCAGGTGTACTAGATTACACACCAGCACTTAACAGCAACGCACTAAACGTTGATGACACAGGCAACACATTCGCAGGTGTTCTTAACGGACGTTACAAAGTGTATATCGATCCATATGCAGTAGGCAACTACTTGGTAGTAGGATACAAAGGTTCTTCATCTTTCGATGCAGGTCTATTCTATTGCCCATACGTACCATTACAAATGGTTCGTGCAGTTGGTGAGAACAGCTTCCAACCAAAAATCGGGTTTAAAACTCGTTACGGTATGGTTGCTAACCCATATGCACACGGCGCGGCTCAAGGTTCTGGCGCACTTACTGCCAACCTTAACGAATACTACCGTCGCGTTAAAGTGGACAACTTGTTCTAAGAATAAGATATCGGATAACGATACTAACTTTAAGGGAAGCTTTCGGGCTTCCCTTTTTTTGTTTAATTTTATGAGGATTGTGTTTATGACTATAGAAGAACTAAAGAAAATGAATGAAGTTTTTTATGCTGTTAAAGGACACTTGTTTCCTACTAGTTACGGTTTAGTAGAAATACGAAATGTTTACGACAGCTACTTTAAACGTCTTTGGGGTAATCACGAAAGATTGGTGAATAGTCGGGAAGACTTTGAGGCTGTTTGGGAAGCCAGAACAACTTGGCTTCACGATATAGAAGAAGATTAAGCCAAATACTCAGAAAGTTTGTGTGCTTTGCGACAGAAATCGTGATAAGCACTTGTTACTTTGTAATGGTTATAGAAGAAATACTTACGAACTCTTTGCCAAATGGTTCTCTCGTTCATCGGATAACCAAACGAAAACACAATGCATTCATAGTGCGTGTAGTTTCTATTTGTTTGTATGTTCCAAAATTTTGTCAAATCTAAATCTGTGTATGG